AAAATCGGAGTTTCGCAAGCTGTCCTGGCTTCAGCCATTGGTTGGGGACAATCCCGTATCGCCAACTATGAACTGAACATCCGTACTCCAAGCCTTAATGACTGTCGAGCAATCATTGAAGGTTTAAAAAAACTGGGCTGCAAGTGCTCGCTGGATGAAGTTTTCCCACCGTCCAAAGACAAAGCAGCTTAAGCAACACCGCTCTTTAACACTCTGAACCTGTCCCCGCCCGTGTGGGGAAACCTTAAGTGACTTGCTCACCGCAATGTCACGCATCCATTTAACTAACAAAGGAATTATCCAAGATGGAACATGCAACTCAAAGCAAGAACGCACGCCGCATTGAATCGGCATTGCTGAACAAGCTAGCGTCTATCAGCCAGAAAACATTCGCAGAAAAGCTGGGGGTCGCTGAGTACCAGGTCAGCCGCATGAAGAAGAACTTCTTCCGCCAGATGAGCATGGCTATCGACATCCTCGAATACGGAATTGTTGATGACGATGCTGCGCAGCTGGCTAAAGCGGTGGCGAAGGAAGTGGCCCTGATTCTGGGCAAAGAGAAGACCGATATGAATGCTTTCGATGCGTGAGGAATTCTATGAATCCTGTCGACTTTATCGCGAAGAATGTCGAGAACGAATTACTGAAGCAGGGCTTTGCAGAAGCCGCCGCGCGTGGTGGTGCTCATGCAGCAGTTGATCATTATCGCCGCTGCTCATCAGCTACCAAAAAGGGCGCCATGTTCGATGACTGCCTTCATCACGGAAAAGCTTGGGCGACTAAGTATTCATTGCCTGAAGAAAGGCCCGGAAAAAAGCGAAAGGAAAGGAAGGTTTCACAGCAAAGCCTGCTGTAAAGAAAAAGCCCTCGAAGCTGCCACTTCAAAGGGCTTAGTGAGAAATGACTGGATCAATTCACAGGAGTAATTATGAGTAGTTTATCACTGCATTACAAGGCCAAGGACAAAAACGGCACCGAGACCACGGTCAAGAAAACGTTTCTGGTCCCACTGGCTGAACTGTACATCGAGCCGGGCTATAACGTCCGTGAAATCGACCAGGCGCACGTCGAAGAGTTTCGCGATGCGTTTATCGCCGGCGAGTTCGTCCCGCCTCTGGCTGTTCAGGTAACCGAGCAGGGCATCAAAGTTATCGACGGTCACCACCGCTATCACGGCGCGCTGCTGGCGACAGAAGCAGGCCATGAGATAGCTCGTCTGGAGTGCAAAGACTTTTCCGGCACCGAAGCAGATCGCATCGCGTTCATGGTTACCAGCAGTCAGGGTAAACCGCTCACCTCGCTGGAGCGCGCTGCGGCATATCAGCGCCTGGCTAATCAGGGTTGGTCGACCTCAGAAATCGCCAGCAAGGTGAAACGATCTGTTGGCGACGTTGATCATCACCTGCAGCTGCTTGCCTGCGGCGATGAGCTGATAGCGATGGTGAAAGCGGGTGAAGTTGCTCCGACGACTGCAGTTGCTCTTTCTCGTGAGCACGGGCCCAAAGCTGACAGTGTTGCACGTGAGCAGATGGAGAAGGCCAAGGCGGCCGGGAAAAAGAAATTATCCCGCAGCGCAGCTATTCCTCAGTTCAGCGCAGCGAAAGCGCGGCGCCTGGCAGAGTTGCTGGTCGATGCAGAGTTCGATCGCGATGGTGGCTTTGATCAGCTGATTCTTTCTCACGGAACAGCCGAAGAGATAAAACGGATCATCGCTGAATATCGCGCTGGAATACCGGCGGGCGGGGGCGGCAATGAGTCTGGCTTATGACAATGTATCACCAATCAGGCCCGAACTCCGGGCCGTGGAGCGTCGTGTGGCAGATCTGGAGGACGGATACACGCGCATCGCCAATGAACTGCTTGAGGCTGTCATGCTGGCTGGAATGACACAGCATCAGCTTCTGGTTTTCATGGCCGTAATGCGCAAAACATACGGCTTCAACAAGAAAGTTGACTGGGTAAGCAACGAACAGCTTTCCCAGCTTACAGGTATGTTGCCGCACAAATGCTCAGCCGCAAAAAGCGCGCTGGTGAAGCGTAATATCCTCACTCAGGAAGGGCGGCTGACGGGCATAAACAAGGAGCTAAATGAGTGGAAAAATGAGCCTTACCCGAAAAAGGTAAACTTACCCGAATCAGGTAAGAAATGTTTACCCGAATCAGGTAACGGGTCTTACCCGAATCGGGTAACCACAAAAGACAATATTACAAAAGACAATAAAGACAATATTAATAAACCCCCTGTAGTCCCCCAGAACGAGAAAGCTAAATCGTTCGATCCGCTGTCAGCTGCTCTCCCTGAATGGCTTTCACAGCAGACATGGGAATCATGGGTTTCCTACCGGAAAGACCTGAAGAAGCCCATCAAGTCACAGCAGACCGTTACCCAGGCACTGAACCTGCTGGACCGAAGCCGCGCCAAAGGTTTCCCCCCTGAAGAAATCATCAACAAGAGTATCGCTAACGGCTGGCAGGGTCTGTTTGAGCCTGACAACAGTCGCGGACCTGCCCGGCAGCATTCAGCGCCATCGCGTGCAGTGGCGGAGAGGTTCAGCGAGAAAGATTACGGCAGTACGCAGATGCCCAGCTGGGCGGAGGATTGATCATGAATTACCAGCAGGAAATTGAATTTATCCAGAAAAAACTTCGCTCCCTTGCTGAGCCGCCGAAAGAATTTGAGCACAGCGAGCTGACCATCACCTCGGCCTACTGTGACTGCCACGGCGAATTTGAACAGCGCCAGCGCAAAGCAGCTATCGGAAATCTCGTCACTAAAACTGAGTGCCCTGACTGCCTGAGAGACCGCCTGAAAGAGCTGGAGCGGGTCCGCGAGCGTGACAACGACCGGCACCGGCAGAACCAGATTGAACGCCTGATGATGGATTTGCAGCTGCCCGAGCGTTTTGCTGGCTCTACGCTGGAAAATTACCAGCCAGTCAACACCGATGCGGCGCGATGCCTGCGCATAGCAAAACTTTACGCCGAAAAATGGAAAGAGCGGCTGAAGCAGGGCGGCGGGCTCGTGCTGTGCGGTAAGCCAGGCACCGGTAAGAATCATCTGGCGCTGGCGATCGCCAAGCATGTCATTGAACAGCACCAGAATTCAGCCATGTTTACCACTGCGCTACGCATTGCCCGAACTTTCAAATCCACTTGGAGCAAAAACGCCGACCGCAGCGAGTCTGACGTCATCCGTATGCATACCGATCCCGATCTGCTGATCATCGACGAGGTGGGCGTACAGTTTGGCAGCGAGGCGGAAAAGCTCATCCTGTTTGAAATCATCAATACCCGCTACGAGAAGATGAAGCCGACCATCTTGATCAGCAACCTGCCTCTGGAAGAGCTTTCAGCTTTCATCGGTGAGCGCGTTATCGACCGCATGAGCGACGGCGGCGGCTGCACGCTGGCTTTCACATGGGATTCATACCGCTCGCGAGGTGCAGCATGATTGTCGACGAAAACGACTGGATGGTAGTTGAAGCCTACATGTCCGATATTCACCCTGAAATTCGGCCAGAAATTCTTAACGCTGTTCGCCAGAGCGAGGACCAAATAGTCGCACTGTCTGAGCGTATCGCTACAGACATGATGGTATTCGCCTTTGCCTGGCATCTCGCCCTTGTTGACGCTATCGACCAAGCGAGAAAGCCACGCAAAAACACGGGAGGCGCATCATGACTCAGCTTATTCGTGGTCTGCTGGCTAGTGAGATTGTCAGCCTCGTTTACGGTGATGACTCAGAACGACAGAACTTTGAAAAATGGGCTGAAGAGGTATGCGCTTTGCCATGGGGGTATCTGAAAAAGCGCCGCACCGAGAATGGTTACACCGAGCGCGATTACACGCATATCTGGCATGGTTGGAAGGCACGCAGTGAGCAGGAGGCAACTTGAGCAGCAACCAAGTCACCATCTCAAAACGTCATTTCCGCCAAATCTGCAACGCCTACATCAACGCCGTGAACGCACAGCAGCAGCTCCTCATGGTTCATCGGGGTGACAAACCGTTTTCAGATGCAGCCGTATGGCGCCTGGAAGATGCGTTTCACGTAATTATTCAGCAACTGAAGGAGGTTGTTGATGGAGATACCGAAGGACGGCATACGGCTTCATAGGTCGAACTTCAGCGCCATCGGGCAGCAAATCCTCCCCATGCTCGACTCTGGCGAAACCTACCGGCTGATCATCAAGCCGTGGCGCGAGAAGCGCAGCCTCAACCAGAACGCCTTATCCCACATGTGGTACAGCGAAATCAGCGACTGGCTCATCCGGCGCGGCAAAGACTTTGCCTCTCCTGAGTGGGTGAAAGACGCGATGAAGCACACCTATCTCGGCTACGTAGAGCGCGAGATGGTCGATGTGGTGACAGGGGAAACGACAGTGATCCGTTCGCTACGGCATACCTCAGACCTCGACACCGGCGACATGCATTTCTACCTCACTCAGGTGGAAGGCTGGGCGCTGAGCCTTGGCTGCAAACTGACGGTGCCGGCCGACAGCGAATACATGAATCTGAAGGACAAACAAAATGGGTAAATCCATCGTTCAAACCATTCCCGAGCTTCTCATTCAAACGCGAGGGAATATGTCAGCAGTAGGCCGCATGACCGGCATCGCTCGCCAGACAGTGAAGAACTACGCGCGCGACTTTGAAGGGAAAAAGCACGCTATCGTCAACGGCGTTTTGATGGTTGCTCAGGGAAATCGGGGATCTAGAAAACAAGGAGAGTCTGATGAAGAAAACATGGTTCACCCATGACCCCGTAGATACCGACACCGCCAACGAACTCCTTTCACGCTACGCCGCCCGCAACATTAAAACCCAAAAGACACTCGCCACCGATCCCCGCCTCTGGCTGGTCAGCGCGCTGCTGCCTGAAGGAAACCGAGAACCACGGAGAGACACAACCTATGAGCACAAATGCTGGGCGTAAGCGCTGCTGCAGCTGCAACACCGTGCTGACCAGTGAGGATAAGCACCGATTCGGGGTGAACTGTGAAATCTGCGAAGAAGACACCTGGTATTACGAGCACTTCGACTACGTCCCGTTCCACGCCGCCGGACGATATGCCTGCTATCAGCTGCGCTGGCTGCGGTTCAGCATTGCCGCCGGACTGGGTATATGCCTGCGACCGCTGCTGCGCCGCCTGGATGCAAGACGACAACTTCAGAATGCACGGAGGGGACGATGAGGAAGATCAGACGCCGCTGTAAAAACCCTGACTGCCGCGAATGGTTTAATCCTGCCTTTCAAAATCAGCAGTGGTGCAGCGCAGAGTGTGGAACCCTAATCGCACTGGCTAAGCGGGAGAAAGACCGGCAGAAAGCGATACAGGAAGCAGAACGACGACGAAGAGAAGAAACCCAGCAGGAAAAGCGCCACACCAAAATCCGCAAGTTAGCCCTCAAGCCCGACAGTTACTTCAAGAAGCAAGCCCAGCAGGCCTTCAACCAGTTCATCCGCCTTCGAGACCATAACCAGCCCTGCATCAGTTGCGGCGAAACCAATCCGCCCGATCTGCATGGCGGCCAGTGGGACTGCGGCCACTTCAAAACGGTCGGCGGTTTCCCGGAACTGCGCTTTGAAGAGCGTAACGCCTATCGCCAGTGCAAATCGTGTAATGCCGGTTCGGCAAAGCATGGTGCAAAGGCGGCTACGGTGGCGCAGCAGTATGAAGCCAGACTTGTAGAGCGTTTCGGACAGGAGCTTGTCGACTGGCTGAATGGACCGCATGAGATGACGCATTACCGCCGCGACGACTTCATCCATATCCGGGATATGTACCGGGCTAAATGCCGTGAACTTACAAAGCAGAGGGAGGCAGCATGAGCCTTGAAGCAACAGTGAAGTACCACTTCCCGAAGGGCCAGAACTTCAGCGGAACAGCTCCGCAGACATCGCCCGACGCGATGACCGGCACCGACTACGTAGCTGCCATGGGCATGACGCAAAGCCGCGCGCCGCTGGGTTATGCTGCTTTCATGGGGAAGGTGGGAGTAAGCGAGAACGACGCCCGACGCGCCGTATCCCTGTTAACTGATTTTGCTCTGCAGACCTGCGATCGGGTTGCCGCCCTTCGCAAGCTTGAAACCGATATTAAACCAGCTGTGATGCAAGTGCTCGCAACTTACGCCTACCTCGATTACTGCCGCAGCGCCGCCAGTGTGAAGCCATGCGAGTGCTGCAGCGCCACCGGCTTTATCGCCGCGGAAGTCGTGACGATGAAGTCGATGCTGTCCGGCGCCGGCCGCCGCGAAGTGCGTGAGCAGGTCAGGGTGCGCTGCAAAAACTGTGCAGGCAAAGGCGTTGTGTCATCTGCGTGCCGGGACTGCAACGGGCGAGGGCGCGCGGTAATGCGCAAAGAGACGGAGCGGCAAGGTGTGCCGGTAATGGGCGACTGTAAGCGCTGCTGCGGGAGAGGGTACGAGCGCATCCCTTCCACTGAGGCTCACGGAGCGGTTTGCGGCATCACTGATGCCATCAGCCTGGATACCTGGAAGAAGAGCGTAAAGCCATTTTACGAGACGCTGATCGGCAAACTTGAAATCGAGGAATCCTGGGCAAACGCGGCTCTTAGTAGAGTTACTGCATAGAGCTGAAAAAAAATAGCCTGTTATTTTATCGCAGGCTATTTACTTTTCCCGAAACTGGGGATAGGATTTCTAACAGTGAAAGCTACGTCTTGTTGTTGAGCGGCAACAAACAAAGCAGTCCACGGCTTCAAAGTGGACAGAAAAGCCCTGCGGATTAATGGCGTGAGGCTTTTTTTTTGGTCTGAATTTGGGTGAGAAGCACAGAGGTTGTGCGTTCGGCTGTTAATCGATTGGTCGCAGGTTCGAATCCTGCCTTGCCCGCCAAATAACCTCCCTGGCTGACCAGGCTGGCAGTTACCGAGATTTGCGTCGGGGCGCCCAAAAAAAAATCCCGCGTACCGAAGGGGAAGCAACAGTAAGCGGGTAAAGATTCAAGTTTCACTCTGTCAACTTTCAAGGATTGACGGGTGAAAGTTAGCAGACATGATTTCCGCCTTTGTGCAAAAAATGCTAACCCCTTAAATTTAGTAAAAAATTCACAAAGGCTCGCTTCGGCGGGCCTTTTCTGTTTTCGCCCCTGCCCATCACTGCACACTTCGAATCTAGCGATCCGGGGTAGAGGGCGTTTTTCTACGACGAACAGCCGCATTAGCGGCGTTCTCATTGTGATCAACTAAAGCTGCGTCGGGCATTAGACGGCGGGAAGGTCCGGGGAAAGCTCTCAGGTGACAGTGAGAAGTTTAACCGGGCTTGTTCTGTTCACAATGTCATCAATTCCTAAACAGAAGAAGCCTCCATTAAGGGGGTAGGAAGATGCGACGTATGCCTTATAAATCTGATCCAGGCCTTATAGCCGCACTGATAGCGCTGGGAATGACAGTGCTCGGGTCGGTAGCGGCTTATGCCTACAAAGTTTTAAGCGGAGAGGCCTTCAGCTGGCGGACCCTCTGCCTGCAGATGATTGTCTCCATCTTCGCCGGCTTTCTGATGATGCTCCTCGCCATTTACTGGAACTGGCCGCAGGAAGTTACCGGCGCCATCTGTGGTATGGCTGGCTGGTCTGGATCATCTCTCATCAAGGCTCTTGAAAAGCGTTTCCTGCAGAAAGCTGCGGGCGATGCGGGAGTGGCTGAATGATTACCCGTGACCAGTTCAGAAAATCCGCGGCGATTAGCGACGCGCTGGCTGCAAAATGGTATCCGCATCTGGCAGCCGCAATGGAAGAGTTCGGAATCAACACGCCAAAGCGCCAGGCATATTTCATCGCGCAGATCGGGACGGAGTCGGGTGGGTTCACTGTAGTCAGGGAAAGCCTGAATTACTCGGTCGCCGGACTCGCTATCTTTGGCTCGCGGCTGACTGCGGCTCAGCGGGAGCAACTTGGTCGTAAGCCCGGAGAGCCTGCTTTGTCTCAGGAGCGGCAGGCAGCTATCGCCAATCTGGTTTACGGCGGGCGCTACGGCAATAACCTCAATGGCGACGGCTGGAAGTATCGCGGCCGAGGGCTCAAGCAGGTGACTTTCCACGATAACTACGAAGCTTGCGGTAAGGCCTTAAACCTTCCGCTGCTGGCCAGTCCTGACTTACTGCTGGAAGACGCCAATGCCGCTCGATCGGCTGGCTGGTTCTGGCAGGCCAATAACTGCAACCGCTTTGCCGATGCTTCGGACGTTACCGGCCTGACCCGCAAAATTAATGGCGGAACTAACGGCCTTTCTGATCGCATTGGCCGCACTAAGGTTGCAGAGCAGGTGCTCCTATGACAGGTAAAGCAAGAATGGCTCGTTACCGCCGATTCATCCCCACACTGTTTGCAGTGGTCATCATCGGCTTCGTTGGCAAGCTCTGGTACGACAACGTGAACCTCACCGAGCGCAACAACCGCCTGCGTGAGCAGTTCATTCTGGCGAACGAGCGCAACATGAAATTCGCGGAAGGCCTAGGGCCGATTACGAAGCGACTCGACAGCCTGGCTACCACTCTCGATGAAGAGAGTCGCCGGCGTTCAACTGCTGAAGCGCGCGCCAACTCGCTGCAGAAAGAAAACGAGTTCCTGCGAACCAGTAAGCAGTGCTCTATCGCCATCGATCCGAACGCGGTACAGAAGGGCGCGAAAGAACCCAGCACCGTAATTATCCAGGCTGCACCGGCAGGTGAATGATGAAGTGGTTAGCTGATAACTGGAAAGTGTTCGCCATCATTGCATTTATGGCTGCGGCGGTAGGTTACGGGGAGATTCGCTACCGTAGTGGCTGGTATGCGCATAGCGCCAAGGTTAACGCTGACTACGCGCTCAGCAAACAGAAAGCGGAAGCCAGACTGGTGCCAACAGAGCAGAAATCGGCTGAGGCTAATGCTGAAGGCAAAGTCATCTACCGGACCATTACCCGTGACGTGGTGAAGTATGTTCAAGACACGAATCGCACTGTATGCCGCTATGATGATGATGCTGTCAGGTTGCGGCAACAGGCAATCGACGCTGCCAACAATATCGCAGGATTTGATGAGTCCGCCGTGCAAACTCAGCCCAGCGGGAAAGGACAGTGACGCAGACCTGCAATCGGACGTTGAGAATGCTGAGTGTGTAAGAACGCTTCGCCTAAACACTTACCGATGGCAGGCATGGTATAGGGCATCTAATTAAAAAAAGATTACGAACTTACGCAGAAAGCCCGACAAGCGGGCTTAGCAAGCATGGTCAATAGTGGGAAAATTCAGAGTTTAAAGTTGCTATGAGTGATTCTTTGGTTATGCCACGCGTATGATTCCACTCATCCTTTCTAGCGGGAAGAAATACTTCAAGCATTCTGCGATATGCACCGACCTTTTCAGAGTGAGAATTTTTAGTTAAATCCTCTGATCCCGAGAAGCGCCCCATCTTCTGAAGCATTCTACCTATTGACATATACTCGCCCTCGTTATTCCCATCAAAGCCTGGGAATTCAAGTGAGTATTCCTCATTGAAGAACTGAACTTGTGCGGCGACATCTGCTTTGTCTTCAGGGCTAAGCTTCATGTAGGTTTCATTCAATATCTTGTACATATCGTAAACATCGACGAAAAAACTGACTTCCTTAGGCGTTTCGTTTCCCGAATAAAGATGTTGGTACTCCCAATCTATTGCCCAGTAGTTATCAGAGGTAATCGCGTCCTCAATGATTTCTGGGTCATAGCTGTGCTTGATGCCAAGCGCGCGGTAGATATCACAAAGCATCAATATTTGAAGTTTTTCTTGCTGAGTGTATTTCATGATATTTCCTAGAGGTTGGCCCGAAAATGGGCTTATCCAATATCCAAAATACTCAACAATTATCAAGAATAATTTAAGGGTAAACTATGGCAACATCAGATTGGGAGGCCATCGAGTAGTCTTGCCATGCTGGCTATATGCGTTTTCCATCAACAGTAACGCTGGCTGCAGCTGAGCTGTTAGGGATGGAAATCCTCACTTTCGAACCAGTCTCAGTAATCACTTCAATAGTTACAGATGTTGGTGGTGCTCCAGTATCGTTGCCAGCGAAGGCGGTAACGATATCTTCTGAGCTTTTATTTTCAATGATTGGCATAAAGTCACCGTTAACCAATCCAGCGTAAATCTTCACGTTGCCCATTAGCATCTCCCATAGGAATTCATATGGCACTCACCGACAAACAAGAAATGTTCTGTCGCGAGTACCTCATCGATTTGAACGCCACGCAAGCGGCCAT